CTATGATGGCCTACGTTGGGCATGAGACTGCGTAGCACTAGATTCTATGTGCTGGCCGATAATGGACCGGACCACAACACGAAGATCATGCGCAGTTTCAGCCAGGTCAGAGCGCAACCAACGGTTCAACTCAGCAACAGCATCATTGCCCCTGGCATTCTCGATCATCTCGAACCATTGCCATTCGTGGTCCGGAATAGAGAAGTGAATTCTATTACCCATTCCATCCGGTATCATTTTACGCATTAGAAGTGCCTCCCGATAAACCACGCCAAAGTGAGATAGAGAATGACGCCGATAGCTGCCCCCGAAATGAACTCAACCATTACGAACCCCACTTACTGTACCGAATGTCTACATCCATCCAATCAACACCGTCTGGACCATGACCTAGAATAGCCGCCTCAACCTGAACAACAGCGGACGCCTTATTTCTTGCGGACCCATAAGCGTATTGATCACGAGGCGCGAAACCGTCCCGAGGATCAAAACCCACGCGATACACCCAATTACCCGCCACCTTGTAGACCAGACCCCAATGTGCACCACACCGTACAACCGTAACGCCAGCCTTGCGAAAGTCTTTTTTCTGAAATTGGTATTCCATGGTTTTGCCCCTTTCCTTTAGTGTATGTGCATATTATTGCACAGGATGGGGAGGTGTGCAAGTCTTTGAACAACCTTTTTTTTCGCTTTTTTTCCACTGCTGATCTGTAGTCCCGCATGGTCGCTCCGCTCGCATTGCGGGACTACAGAGACAGGTCAGGGCCTTTAGCTTGCTTTTGGTATTGCGGAGACTTTGAACTGTACCAAGTGACCAACTCGCCCCGGATCACACAGTACGGATCACCAGAGGACCGGAACTGAGAGCAGAGACGCTTATTGACCGGCCTCAATCCACGCTTTTCGGAATACAGAAGATAGGTGCCGTTAAACTGGCCACGGATTCGCCATTCCTCAGACAATGGCAAATGGTGCCGGTCTAAGTCATAAGCCAGTTGCGCTTCCTTTGCCCGTTTGGCCTGCTTACTTTCCGACGATTGCTCGGGGTACGGGATCGGCTTCAATGTCCCGACCGACTGGCCGGGCTGGTTCGATGCCTGCATTGTCACAGGTTTGCCCTGGGTAATTGGCTGCGACTGGACAGGCTCGGGATTAAACCACTGATAAAGCGACCAGATCGAAAACGCCGCCATGAGCGCAGCACCGGGAATGCCTGCCCAGATCAAAGGCGAGCGCAGGACGTTCGCCCGTTTGTCGGCTTTTTCTTCCATGCCTGCCGCGAATTCCGTTTTGTTGCGGGTGTGGCTCTTGTAATACTGGTAGACCTCAGGCTTGTACTTTCCGTACAACTCACGCATGGGCTTTCCGGGCTTTTGGCCAGTTGCGGCCCCGGTGTAGACATCCACCCGAAAGCGGTTTTTCTGGCCCACGGCTGAGAGCTTCACCGCCCGGTAAGTTTCTTCCACCAGATCCCGAACGAAGGCACACATCTGGCCGAGGTCTTGCGTTACAAGAACAATCTCATTGGTTCGCCCATCTTCACCGACAAAATGCCGATGCTCGGTAAAGAACTCTTTTTGAGATTGAGGAATGTGGGTGGCCTTCATGCCGGATTTCCAGAACCGCCACGCCTCGTCAATCACCCAGATCACACCGGGAGGCCAGTTGTTCGCGTTAAAAAAATCCTCGTCGCCTTCAGCTGTTTTGTTGTCGAATATCGTTACTTTGCCTTTCGGGTAATCGTCCGACAGTCGGCCGATTTTAAGCGGGATATTGGTTATCACATGCCGCCCGGATTCCAACGCCGGGAGAATGACATTCTGAACAACGCCGTAACTCTTGCCCGATCCGGGCAAACCTGAATAGCCCACGATTGCCATAGATCACCCAATAATCGGAATTCGACGGATCAGAAAGCGCAGACCGTAGGCGCTAAGAACGATCGTGATCCCTTCCGGCACATTGAACAGATCAAGCCAGAACAGGAACCCGGAATCCCCTTGAAGCACGTTATCGGCATTGCTCACCCAATCCGGCACCGGAATAGCATTCAACGTTGCCGTAAGAGCCGCGGTCAGCAATTCATACAGCTTTAACGGGACATAGAGCAGAATATCTAACAATTCTTGCCAGATTGAGCCCTCTGGGAGCGTTGATTCTTCCATTGTTCAAACCCTTATGCTGAGGTGAATATTCGGATACCGGCCAAGGCGTACAGGCCGAGCATAAGTGCACCAAGCCAAGCGCCGTACTGGTCTGCGAACGCGCAGTGATAGCCGAACGAATAGGAGCCCAGACCAACCGCTGATGCGTCGATTTCATAGACCTGACAGGCACCCGAAACGGACACAGCGTCAAACGCCGAAAGGATGGGCGCGCCCTGCACATCGGCTAAAAACTGGTCGGTAATACCGCCGAACGTGTTTTCTGTAGAGGTCAATTCGCCGTTGGGCTTCAATGCCCCGTTCAATTCGTCGGAGTTATCAGCAGAGCGTTTTGTGTTGTCCTCGATACCGTCCAGATAATCGTCACCGGCCTCGTTTTTGAGCCCTTCGCCACCACCGGAGGCACCGCCACCACCGCCCATAGCCTTGTTGTTAAGGTTGGTCAACAACTGGTTGGTTTTGTCCATCTTGTCGCCAAGCTTATCGAAGCCCTTACCCATTGCGTCCGGGTCATTGGTTCGATCGTAGGTATCGGGCGTACCATCCCCATCGGTATCCGTGTTCGGCGCTTCCGGCTGCTCGGGAGTATCGACAGACTGGCAGGTATAGCCCCATTCAGTAATAACGGCCATGCCCTTTACTCCCCCTGGACACTCTGGGACGCCGCTATCATCGGCCACACATCCGCCCGTCATTGACCCGTCAGCGTTTTCAAAATATTGGTATTTTTGACCACTTCCGCAGGTACTTTCCCCACCGCAGACCGGCACAGTGTTATCGCCCCAGCCCGCAGTACCCTGAAAATCGGGCGACGAGGACTCACATTCATTTTCCGGTTCAGGTGGCTTTATACAGGAGCCACCCCACGCAATACCGGGACAAGAATCAACACAGGATTGGGTTTCTGTATCAAGGTATTGCCCCTTTTCCTCACAACTCTCCTCTGTTTCAGGCGGTGGACCACAAAACAACTCGCCATCTTGAACAGAACAATCTTCTGCTTCATCAAAATCGAAATGTTGTTTTTTATATCCTTCTGGGGACGCTGCGGTATACGTAATACCAAACGGTGGCCCGAAATCCTCTATATAACAGGAAACATAGGACCATTGGGCGGCGTACGTTTCACAAGCCGAATTAGCTTCCTCTGGAGTTGGATACCACGCGGCGGAAGCAGGAGGAACAAAAAGAATAAACGGGAGAACAAGCCCCGCAAGGAAAAAGAGGAAATTTCGAATCGAACGGGACATTGGGAGCACCATAAAAAAAGGCCGGAACCCCGGCCTCAGTTAAACAGCATCCACGCCGCCCCAAGGCCGGAGGCGAATGCAGCGACGTAGAGCAGTTGCACGCCAATCACGGATTAACCGCGACGAACGAAGCCAAGCACTTTCTTGACGCCGAGAATAGTAACCGCGACGCCAATCAGTGCACCGCCAACGGTCAGGATAGCGGGGCCAACAGTGGACAGGTCCACACTAGCAGCCAGAGTTGCCAAGTCAGTCATATCAAGCACCTTTCACAAGTTTTAAGATTTCGCGCACACCGTACGCAGCTGAAAAAACCAAGATCCCCAGAGCAAAGCCCCCGGCGAGATATTCGCCCACCGTTTGAGGATCAAGGGACACGAGCGGATCAATCACCATCTGGGACTGAACGCCCGGACACGTATACGCGCCGGTCATACCGTCAACTTGATATTCGGAATCACAAACCAGCGCGTAGGCCATTACTGAACAATTCCCCGGCACATGTTACGGTTAATGTTTCGCGGATCCGGCTCGATAACCAGATCGACTTCACACGGATAGTTCAGTTTGGAAAATTGGGGGAGCGCAGCAGGATCGAGGGCGATTTCTTGCGCGTTATAGCCGAAACCTTGAACGGTTCGACGTTCTGAGCGAGTCGGGTTAACTGGAACACAGAATGTAACCGTACAAATGTCATATTCTGAATTACTCTTAGAGATACCGGACGCGCGTTGAGCATTAAGGACTGTTACTTTCATTGCGGCTTATCCTTTTAAGTTGGGCCATGAACAGTAACAGGAATATTATTCGTACGTTCGTACGATTGCAACCACGTAACGAGGATTTTTTATGAAAAAAGTACAGGAACCACCACGAACGCCCGCACGAATTGACACAGATCAATTAAAAAAGGTGGAGGAATTGACCATTGAAGCCGTCAGCACTGACCAACGGCTTTACACACAGGCCGAAATTTTAGACCGAGTAATGGCACTGGGAATTGACGCATTGGCAAAGGAGCTAAAGGCAAAACAGGGAGCTGCCCAGCCTGCCACAAAGCCCCAGCAGCCCAAGAACGCTTAACGTTCAGCTTTTCAGTGTTCTGTTTTTTGGTTGCTTTTTCTGACGCAATCAGAGCAAGCAGGTCTGAAAGGACTTGATCGGCTGGCTTTTCTTCCATTTGTTCGGAGAGATATTCGGTCAACAGATCGCCATATTGAATGGCCATGTAATGAAGCGGATTTTGTGATTTTTCCGCCTTGCCCTTTCCGATCTTCACTGAGTCATACCTGCCGCCATAGATTTCCGCGAACTCTCGCAACAGCCTGGACACTCCGAAGCATTCATCAGGCTGCATTGTTGCCATGCGCTTTTTGGCTTCCTTGGTCTGGGGCTTTATCTCCGCCTCGAAGCGCACCCAATCGAGGGACGCATGTTTGCTGCCCTTTGCAATCTGTTCATGCCCTTTTTCATACAGACGGATAAAAACCGCCGAATTACGGGAGCCCACATACAGGGTCCGGCCCTGACTGCCATTTGCCCAATCGCCTGCGAATCCGGTTTTTAGCCGGTTGTCCTTGGCGTATTCCAGCAGCCACGCCGAAATGTCCTCAAAAATACCGGGCTCCTCAAAATCCAGCGCCATGTCACACCGGCTTACCTGATGGTCTGGCCAATGCTTGCGGATGAATGGCGTTAGTTCGTTGGCCTCGTCACTGGTGGCCCGGAGCAATACCCGTTCGTTAATGCCGCCATAGTGCAACGTGAACATGGTAATTTTTTTGTTTATCTGGCCGGCATGGGCATTAATGGGATGAAATGCCACGCCGTACAGGTACGGCGGTTGCGGCTTCGCCGGTTCAGGAACACAAACCAATTCATTACAGATTAAAGAAATGACGGTTTCAGGATCAGAAATAAAGCTGGCCTGATACCAGTCCCACAC